CTACTTGGGTTTTTGATATAAAAGCTTTGGAGAAAAAATATGGGAAAAGATAATATAATAAACAAAAGGTTTGGGAGACTTACTGTAATAGAGAAAATAGGAAGTAAAAATAAAATATCAATCTATAAATGTAAATGCGATTGTGGTAATTATACAGAAGTTTATAGGACTAATTTGATTAATCAGGATATAAAAAGTTGTGGATGTTTAAAAGAAGAGTTTTATAAAAATAGATTAAATGAACAAATAAAAAAATATCAAGTTGATGGGACTAATCTAAGCTATATTGTAAGTAATAAATTAAGTAAAGTGAATACAAGTGGTGTAAAAGGTGTTTACAAAAAGAAAAACGGTAGATGGGTTGCTCAGATAACCTTTCAAAATAAAACTTATAATTTAGGTACATATGAAAAGAAAGAAGATGCTGTTAATGCACGAGTGGAAGCCGAAAAAAAGAGACTTCAATACTTAAGGGAAAAAGGATTAATAGATTAATCTAAGTGCCAGAGTAAAATAAATTACTCTAGCACTTTTTATTTATATTAATTCTATGTATTTATTACTAGTATTTATATAACCTATGTCACCTTCTACCCATATACTTGCCTAGCCATTATTAATATATCCTACCTCTACTATAGCTCCTTATTTAAGTACAAATTTAACTTTATATTTTGGATTGACACAGAAGGTAATGAACGTCTATGAGACTTGGAGTGATTCAGACAATAAAACAAACAAATATTATCAAATGTATTATTTTAAACTAGAGAATTAATTTTCTCTACTTTTAGTTTTAAATATAAACATGCTATACTTAAATATATGAAGGGGTGTGGATTATGAAAAAAATATTAAGTTTAGTTATGAGTTTAATTATAGTATTAGGGATGGTAGGATGTAATAATGGTAAAGGAAAAATAGCAGAACTTAATAATGAGGAGCTTAAAGTGTTTAATCACGAAATAGAAAGTCAGTATAATATGTATAAAATGGAACTTAATACATTGGATATGTACGAAAAAGGCGGAAGGCCATTTTATGTTGAAAATATATCAGGAGTATTTAGCTTACAAGGATTGATTAATAGATGCGGAGTAGCTGGAACAAGATTAACAGAGATGTATGCAAGAGGATATGAGAGTAAAAATTATAATAAAGACACTGATTATTATAAGGTATTGGCAAGTATAGAATTTGGAAATATGTATCTCGGAAATGCTGGAGAAAATTTAAAGGATTACATTAACTCTAATGATAATAAGAAATTTGAAAAATATAGAAAATACAAAGAAAAGGTATATGGACATTATGCTGTTATAGAAGCTTATAAAAATAAATATCATCTAGTAGAAGAAAAGGATGAAGAGTTAGAAACAGCTGATGAAACCACTGTTGAAGAACAACCTGAGACTACTAATAAAAAGCAGCCAAATACTAAAAAATCTGTTCCAAATAAAAAACAATCAACTCAGAAGAAAAATAATTCTAAAAATTATAACGGCAATCAAGCAAATAGCAATATTGATGATGTTGATGATTACGAAGATGGCGGCGTTAAAACAGGCGGTAGCTGGATGGATGAAAATCAAGATTATAATGAACCTGAGGATCATGATGATAGTTATTATGAATAAAAAAAGACTGGTAAGGAAATAAAGGTCCTTACCAGTCTTTTTATTTATAATAATTTTATATACTTACTACTAGTATTTATGTAACCCATATCACCTTCTACCCAAATAGAAGCCCATCCATTAAGAACATATCCTACTTCTATAATATCTCCTTCTTTTAATTTGAAATCATATTTACCAAGTTTTCCATTCTTATCTGGTCTTGATTTTCTTACATTAAGTGTAGGAGTTATTACTGTTGCTTTCTTTTTATAATCTCCATTTTTTAACTGTACATATTTTTCTTTTGAATATACTAAATTAGTAAACCAATCCCAAGTATAACCTTTCCATTTAGCTCTTAGTTTCCTTGGACAGTTTTTTCCACTCCAGTAATTATGTTGCACAACTTTTTTAACTGTTTTAATCTCTGCTAATATAATTTTTACTAATTCAGCTGCATTTTTATAAGCTTCTTCTTGTAATTTTGGATCATCATATTGAACAACTTCTATACCTATACTAGTTGAACTTCCTGTTCTATTTCCTGCATGCCAACAAGTTCTATATAAATTTACACACTGCATTATCTTTGTTGCAGATACACAAATTTGAAAAGATGCTTGCTTTCTGCTTGTATCACTATTTCCATTCTTTAATGATTTATATATTTGTTCTGAAGATACATTAGGCATATCTGTCTCATGTATTGTAACAGATGATGGTTTAAATGATACATAAGGTATCATCCATCCTTTTTTTAATAAACCAGAACTATCAACAATAGCACTTCCTATTTTAGATCCATTCTTTATTACTCCATTATTAATATAACTCATATTATTTATCCTCCTTATTGATTAATGTTACAAATAATTGATGTAATCCTGTACTTGCAAGACCGCTAAACATACCACCTAATATTACATCTGGACTAATTATTTTAACTATCCATACATTAAGTACCACGCCTAAAATAGCCATGATTAAAGGTATATACTTATTATCTAATGAAGGAAAACTATTCTTTAATACATAACCAACACATACACATATCCCTACTATCACTAATACCACATAATCATTTAAAAACGCTAAATCCATAACCATACCTCCAATTTTTATTTATTTAATTAAAAAAGCAATAACTGAACTAATTAAAGCTCCAGCTATTGCTCTCCATAACCATGTATTTGAATTTTCCAAATCTGATATTCTATTATTTGCCACTTTTATTTTTTCTTCTATTGTCTCTAGTTTTAAATCATTATTTTGTGACATATTTTCTAAAAGTACTTCTATTTTAATAAGCCTTTCTCTTACCTCTTGTAATGCATCATCTGACATAAATACCTCACTTTCTTTGTATTAAAAAAGGACCTAAAATTAATTAGATCATTTTTCTTTATTATTTATAGAGTTTCACTCCTAGCAAATCTTATCTATCTAAATATGATATTGATTATCTCCTTTCTTTTATAAAATAAAAAGAGGACTAAATCAATTAATCCTCTTTAACTTCTTCTTTATAAATTTCTAATAACTTCATAAGGTAATTATATTCATCTGTTGTTAACTGCGAATTTGCATATAATATGGATAATTTTTCTTTCATATCTTCTTTAGATTTATAATTTTTTCTTTCAATAGCTCTGTTTAATATTTTATATAAAGCACTTCCACTAGTCACGTTTTTCACCTCCTTAAATTGTTAATTTCATTGCAGCCAAACTTGTTGCCTGTTCTATTATTAGTACATCCTGCTCATCATTTGCATCTTCAAAAGTTTCTATGAACTTCTTCAACTCAACATGTAACGATTGTTTATCAACTCCGACATAATCACTGATAGTAGATTCATCTTGTAAATATACAATATCGTGATATGATCCTGTTGATTTACATTGGATTATATAATCGGGTTTTGGCGTAATTACCACAACCTCATTTTCATAACAACATTTTAGTGTTTCCATAATCATACCCCCTATTCTGTAGTAGTATAAGTAATTGTTACTGATAAACTAGTAGAACAACAACTATAACCGCTTTGTGCCGTACTAGAAGTGTATAATCCGAATCCATAAGCCTTATTGCTAATTAGAGCCGATATTTCACTGGAAGATAATGAAATAGTTGTTGAAGTGCCTGTAACTAAACTGAATGACTTATTTAATATAGATGTTCCTAATAAGGATGGTGAACTTGGCTTACTTGAATGCTTATGTGTTCTTAAGTAATGTGTGACAGCTCCATTATCACCGCCCGATTGTCTGGTAACTTTAACTTTGATACTTTTAATAGTGTAATTAGAATTAGTAAGTATCTTATATAAGTTAGAACCAAAAAACCAGAAACCTGTATTAGAACCCAATGCAGATGACCATCGTCCTTGTCTTACTATAGCTTCACTTGCCCAACTGCCTGCATAATTTCCACTAGTTCTATATGTTCCTCCATCCGAACTCTTGACTGTTACAGTTTTAGTAATAGCTGTACTGCCTGTATCTGTTGATCCTGTTCCAGTTTGTTCTACTGTATCCCATGTAACTCCATCGGCAAATATTTGTGCATTATCATTCGTATATGTTCTAGCCGTACTATTTAATCGTCCAGCTTGTTTATTGTTTCTTACATGTACGATTGAACCCGAAACAGCTTGGAACACCGTCGATACAGTCATACCTCTACTACTTTGAACGTATGCGTGTGATGTAGAGTGTGCCCTTAATAAGGAGTTTAAATTATTCTTAGACACAACATTTCTAACATAGCATTCAGACATATCGGCACAACATATGCCGTTACTTGGGTAATCAGTTGCCGTTCCCTTATATAGCTCTATATCATAAACATAAAATTTTGTCCATTTGGATAATATGCAGTACCTAAAACCACCGAAATATTTTCCCGATGCCGGCTTTATTGATCCCATTTTTGTACCTTGATCACTCTCTGTATTACCATATAGCTTTACTAGTAATCCACCATATCCTTCCCACCAAAACCATCCATTTAATGTGTATCCACGCATATAGATATCAACAACTCCACCGTGTAAACCTCTCAAATCAACTGTTTCAGTTATATCACGTATGAAATGAATAGTTAAAACATATCCGTTCAGATGTCTAGGAACAACGCTCATCAAATCGCTAAAACTTTGATATGTTGTTTCATCATCAAAATAAGTTTCGTCAATCCCATCTGGGTATTTATCAGATGGATATATAAATGTTGGGTCTATATATACATTGACAGAATGAGATAAACTTTTTGCATACCATGGAACTGAAAGCTTTCTAGCAACTAAATCTGTCGCTGTTATAGTATTATCCACCGTTATGTCAGATGCTTCCACTGACCCATCTGTTAAAATCTTAAATGTTTCATTCGCAGATACCAAACCTTCAATAGTTGTATCCCCTGTGATTTTAATATGCTCTCCGACTAATACGATATTCTGTGAAATTAGTTTAAATAACTTATCAGTCAATGTCATGTCACTTTCAGACGTGCCACTTTTTACAATCCATTTGATTTGATTTGCCAGTTGCTCTACTTTGGAAATATAAATTTGTACATCTTCCGGTGCTTGATCGTAATCAGTAGCTTTATTTCCTTTTTCAAGCTTTGCTTGTAGAATTTCTACAATATCTTCGCTACCTCCAATTCTAGATGTGGTAGCATGTATAATCCAATAGCTTGTACCATCTTGATTTTGTACTATTCTAAAATATCCTGTAGTTGGGTCATAATAATTTTCTAATACATCTTCATAGTAGGTTGATATATTTTTAAAATATGGTGTGGCAGGTATTTGCCCATTAACCTTAATAAATCCACTAAACGTATGAACTCCACTTAACGGTTTATTAGCAGTATTTTTAAGTGTAAATGTCCTTCCTGCATATGTAGGATTCCATTTAGATACAATTTTATCCGTGCCAGTTGTCGAGCTTTCAAGTGAGTTATTTGGAGCATATGTGGTCAATTCGTTACCAACTAAAATATTTCTTCCACCGATTGACAAATTATTAAACTCATCTTTTGAGGTATACGTAGATTCTACAGTATTTAATATACTATTGGCACTTTGTTCGATTTTCGAATCCATCCCTGTCCCATTAACCACTGAGTTTATAAAATCTGGAGTTAACTGTACTTGACCTTCATTCTCACCATCTGTAGCAATAAGATTTAACTTTTGTACTAAAACAGTAAGTTCTGGAATACTTGTACCATCAATAAGAACATTATTATCATCATCTTTATATAGCCAAGGTTTTCTACCATTATCAGTTAGTATATCTAATACTGCTTCTGCAGTTGCAGGAGTCATGCCATCTGCTAACTCTTGCACTCTTTCTTCTAATGTTTTCTTTTGTACATTTTCTGTATTTTCTTTAATAGAGTTATAAGCTTCTGAATACTGCTCCTTAACCTGCTCAATCTCTACATTATCTTCAGCAGTTATTTCTCCCTTTTCTAGTATTGATGTAAATATAGCTACTAGTTGTTCTTTTGCATTATCGTAATTTTCTTTTGCTTCTACTGTAACTTCTTGTATATTGTCAAATTCGTCTTCATCTTCACCTTCTTGCACAATATCGCCTTCAGCTTCATAGAATGAATCTGGCTGTTCTTCCAATCCTGTATCTTCTTCTACAAATACATCGTCTTCCTCAATTGTTTCTATAAGTTCTCCGTTTTCATCTTGAATAGGAGTGTCAAACTCCTTATCTATATCTGTAAGCATTTGACCACCTCCTAAGTTATTTTTATTCTACCTACAAGCAGTACATTTTTACTTGATAATGTACTTACATTTACTTGTTGCACAACATTACTATTATTAGTACATTCAATAACTTCTTTATTTCCTACATATATAGCTGTATGAGATATACCCATAAACTCATTATTATTGACACTATCTGAATCCATAAATAAAATGTCTCCAGCCTTTAAATTTGTATAATTTGTTATATCAGCTTGATGAACTATCCATCCTTTTTCAACAAAGTATTTTGCAATATTTGCTTCATGCCCTACATAAGATTGTGCCCAATTAACTTTTTCATTTTTTTTCCTATGATTTCTTGTAGTTTGATTTCCGTAATGGGAAGTTTTGTAATCAAATCCCATGAGTATATAGTTTAAAAATGCTGAATCATCTATATGCATTTTACCGTTACTATCTTTCCAATTAGCTATGTTTGTTAAAGGTTCTGAATAATCTAATGGAGTAGTATTGTTATACACAAATTTACTTTTGTTAGTTAAAAATGTTTTAGCATAACTCACTAAATTACTTGCATATTTAAATGTGTATTGAGTTCCTGCGACTGTACCTTTTCTATATGCGGTAACACTTCCTAAATATTTTTTGGTACTTATTTCTGTGTCTGGATTATAATAAATTTTAATATCATAAGTGGTATTGTCTTTTATTATCAATTGTCCTTTTGATGTATCTGTTCCCATTAAATGCACTAGTTCACTTTGAATATACTTTGTGTTAGATCCAGTAGTAAATATCAATCTACTATAATATGAATCATTTGGTTTAGTTGGTAATCTAAACTCAATTGACTTCATAGGTTTAGTATATTTATATATATTTTCAGTGTGCAGCGATAAGTTGGCCGAAGTTGATGAACTAGATACACTCCCACCAGTTGATAACACTAGGATAGCTTTCTTATATGCTGTGTAATAAGCATTGCAAGCAGTTTTATCTTTCATTGTCCATCCATCTGTAGAATATGTAGTACTCAAATACTTCTTATTACTATCTAAGATAGCAGCAGGTACTCCCACCTGTATTACATATTTTGTTTTATTGCAGTAATCTAGCATTGCATTATTGAAGTTTGTTATTTCTGTATTTTTTTCTTCCCAATTAGTACCATATCTACTATCAACATAAAATTCTTTTGCAATAAAAATAGGCTTCTTAGGATATTTTTTAAGAAGCACATTAATCAAATTCTTATAGTTTTGTATTCCTTCATCACTTAGATCATTAATTCCAAAATGAAGGAAACAATGACTAACTGTTTTAGGATATTTATCATCATCAGTTATATTATTTATAGTTATATCTTCAATTAAAGTTTTATCGTCATAATAATCCCCTGGAGTTGATCCATTTAATCCTTTCAAATTCACTTCGTTAGCCTCAACTTTCGGAGCTTCTGTAGAAGGCTTTGTTATTGTCATGGTAGCTTCAGAATCTTTTTTAGCAATATCCCATGGTCTTAGCCCAATCCCATACTTCCAAACATTTGATTTTGACCAACCACTAATATAAGCATCTATAGTTTCGTATCTTATTGCATTAGGTGGACTAGCTGGTTTACTAGCATGTGCAATCATATGATTGCCTTTACTATCTTTTCCGGCATATACCATAACGTGATGTGTATACCCTGACGTCTTAGCTTTAGCTGCCGTTATATTTGATGGAACTTCATAATTTGCCATCATGATTAAATCTCCGGCAATCAGATTGTTTGCAGATGTTTTTGTAAGTTTCCATAGTTTATATCCTGGTTTAGATGTAGCGCTCGATATAAGAGTTCCTGCTTGGCAACTTTTATTATATACCGAATTTAATCCAGTGCATAAATAAGAACAACTAGCTAAACTTGAACAGTCGTAACAATAAGGATTTTTTATACCATTTAACGTTCCTTTGTATTGGTACCTCTTAGAATCATCAGATATTCTGTATTTTTGTGAATATGTAGCTTTTTTATACTTTTGATGTAATGTACATATCTCTTTAGCTTTAGCAACTATCTTATTTCTTATTGTAGTCGCTACACCTGTTTTTATCGTAGTATTCGAATTGCTTGTAGAAGAAGATGTTTTATTGACTCCGTAGCCTTTTTTATTACCTTTACTATCAAGAGTATAAGGTAATTGTCCATCTACAACTCTGTAATATTTCAAATATCCTTCTATGTTTGTAGCAGTTCCAGCTCTCTTTTGAGACACATAAATTTTTCTTTGGTTGCCCCAAGCACATTTCAAAGTGTCTAATTCTTTATAGTATAAATCTTTTACTTTAGATGACTGTTTACTTAATAATGTACTATCTACAAATGATAAATTGTTTTTATTAGCTACATATCTACATACACACCAATCAGCTCCACCTAATCCAAAGTTATACCCAACCAAACTTGCAAATATATTATAGTGAAATCTCTCAAGCGATTTTCTAAGCTCATGACATCCGAACATTATTTGATTATTAATGTTTCTGTTAATAGCCACTCCGTTTATGCTACCTGTGCTTCCTTTGTCTGGATTCATAGTTGAATAACTAGGAGTGAATGACTTAGTACTTCCATCAATAAACTTTATAGTTTGCTTTTTATTGAAATAAGCTGCCCTTTCGCATTGCATTATTCCATAGCCACCGGCCGAACTTTTAGTTTTGCAATATGGATTTCCGCTAGATTCAGCCATTATTACTGCATAAACTAAATATGGGTCTAATCCAAACTTCTTGCACCAATACTTGACTATAGTTGAAACTTTATATTTATTGCTTGAACTAATTAATTTATCCATGTACGAAGTGTTAGCACTAGTTCCAAGTGAAAATTTAGAATAATAATCTACTGCATTTTTATATTCTGTTGCACTTGCACTACTTGTTGCAGCTCTACCCTTCCCAGAACTTACAATAGTTGCGCATTTATTCTTTTTGATACTATATATACGATTATCACCTATCCATAATCCGCCGTCTATCTTACTAAGCTTAATAGCACGATAATCTTCACTATCTTCAGCTATTTCAGTTTTATCAATCACAGTATCTTCTAAGATATCTTCATACTTCTTTAATAACTTTTCAATTTCTTCACTTTGTATATCTAAATCAGCTAAAAATTCTCTTATTCTATCAATATCAGCTTGAGTAAGTTTTCCTTCAAATCCTATTAATTTATCTATTGTATCTTTAATTATGTCATTCTTGTTCCATTTTTTTATGTTACTTTTTACTTCTTTATAATTTAAAAACTTACATTCATTTTCATTGTCTTTTAATATTAATTCTGCTATTCTAGCTTTTAGTTGAATAGGTGGATTGAATTTATCGTTTATTATATGAACTGTATCACCAGTATTCAAATTATCATAATCTTCATCTTTTAAATATGCCGGCACTTCGTATTCAAATTTCGTTTGTTTCATTTCTTGTAATTTTTTGTACGCACTCCAACACAAGTCTGTTGGGTTATCATCATCAAACTCAATCTTACTGATTATATATTTATCGCCATTAGAAAACATTTCATGCGCTTC